AAAAATACCTGAGGTCACTCTACTAATACTGGCAGATTTAGACCTGCCAGATGCAGTGTACGCAATAAATAAATCATGTGAAGAGATAGAATGGGGTGCTGCAAAATTTTTAGGTAGCAAGAGACCAGAAGGTCTATGTGATCAGGTAGAATATGAGGAAACATATCCAATACAAAGTATAAATGACTTTAATTTTTATTGTATTTACAATCTTATTAATCACGTCAGGACCTCGCACTGCCTTCTCATACATCCAGACGGCTACGTTATTCGTCCTCAGTTATGGGATAATAAGTTTCTTGATTACGACTATATCGGTGCACCGTGGAGAGATGACCCAAATGCCTACCTCGATCCGTGGGGAAGAAACCAACGTGTCGGCAATGGGGGATTTTCCCTACGCTCCAAGCGTCTTCTCGAAGTCCCCAGTAAAGTCACCGTCCCTTGGGAAGTAAACGAGGGAACGTTTTACAAGCATCAGAATGCTGGACTATATAATGAGGACGGGAACATATGCTGCCACAACCGACACATCTTCGAGGAACAGGGATGTGTATATGCTCCCGTCGAGGTGGCGGCTCGCTTTAGTAAAGAAGTAGAGTGTCCAGAACACAAAGGAATTGAGACCTTTGGTTTTCATTATCATTTCCAAGATATACGATGAAACCTGCGAGCATATATCCACTGTGGTGGAACCCATGGGGTGACAGAGGACTAGACTTCAATAAGAAAGTTAGTATCTCTATTGATAATCTTGATCATGATAAGACAGCAGATTATAAGATTTTATTTCTTGCTGAACCACTTGCTATTCTACCAACAGTAAGTGAAGGAGCATTGCGATGTGCATATAAGTTTGATAAGATATACACCTTTTGTCAAAGTTTCATAGACAGATATCCACAGGCAGAATTATTTGAGTGGGGTAGTAGTTGGTTAGACTTTAAAGACTTGAAGATAAACAAGACAAACAACGTGTCGTTTGTTACAAGTAGCAAGAGTCAGAGTAAGGGTCATCAATTACGAATAGACATATATGAATACTTGAAGGAAGTTGACGTGTCAAATGGTTTGCAATACTATTCACACATGTCACCACCATTCCATGAAAGAAGGAATGATTTTTTTGAAAGTTCTAAGTTTCACATTGCTGTAGAGAACTCTCAACAAAAGAATTACTTTACAGAGAAGATAATAGATTGTTTTGCATCTAAAACTGTACCCATATACTTTGGTTGTCCTAATATAAGTGATTGGTTTCATATGGATGGTATTATTACCTTCAATGATCTTGATGAGTTGAAAAAAATTGTGAGCAGACTTGATGGTGACTGCTATAATAAACGTAAGAAGGCAATAGAACACAACTATGAAGTTGCTAAGAGATTTCATAGTGACAATGATGTCGTGCCAAGACTTACTCGTAAAATTATTGAGGACGTAAACAATGCCGATTAGTGGTGAAGGTCAAACCAATTGGTTCCACAAAGATTGGAATTATTTGAAGGTGAAACCTGATGGTATGAAAAATTTGAAAAAGAATTACTCTCAGGTGTGGCAAGATATATTTGCATTGGTTGTCACAGATGCAAAAGTTGATGGCACATTCATAGAGGTAGGTGGTGCTGTACCATACGTAGGTAATAATACTTGGTTACTTGAGGAGGGATATAATTGGAGAGGATTCTCAATAGAATTAGAACATGATCTATGTGCAGAGTGGGAAGGTGTACGTCCTAACACCAAACTCTATGAAGCAGATGCAATGAAATTTGATTATGTAAAAGCAGTCGATGACCTTGGTCTACCAAGAGAATTAGATTACTTATCATTTGATCTGGAACCACCACATAATACACTAGAAGCATTGAGAAACTTTCCTCTTGATGAATTACAATTCAAGTGTGTTACTTATGAGCATGATTTATACAGACAATGGGGTGATGTGTATGGACACAGAGAGATATTTGAAAAACATGGATACGATTTAGTGGGTGAAGATGTAACTAACGGAGTTTGCACAATGGAAGAGTGGTACATTCATGAATCAGTTGATCAAAGTATCAGAGATAAACTAAGAAGTAGGAGATGTCAACCATATGAAGTAGTGCTTGATTTATGAGAGTAAGTTATTGCATTCCCACTCACGACCATGCAAGGTGTGAGCAATATATGTTTGATATATTATACCCTCTATCACAACAAACATTTAAAGACTTTGAGATATGTGTATCTCATCAAGGTGATCAGACAAGGATACTCAGAGCACTGAATGATTACTGGGATATTCTAAACATCACATTCAAGAAAGCGGAAGAGGGTAACATCTCTGTCAATACAAATAATGCTATGAAGATGGGAGAAGGGGATATAATCAAAGTATTATATTCAGATGATTTCATTTTGACAACTAATCTTACTGAAGAACTTGACAAAGCATTTACTCCAGAAGTATCATGGGCAGTGACAGGTTTTGCTCACACTCTTGACAATGGTCAGACACATTACAACCCGAAGTTACCAGTTTACAACGACAGATTATTGGAGGGTGTCAACACTCTTAGTTCTCCTTCAATTCTTGCTGTTAGGAATGGTATTGAAGAATATTTTGACGAACACCTGGTCATGTTGATGGACTGTGATATGTACCATAGACTGTATAAAAATCATGGAGATCCAGTCGTTCTAAAGGACATACATATATCAAACAGAGAACATCCGAATCAAACACAAAGATCAAACGACCACCTCATACCAGAGGAGATTGATTACTTGAAGAAAAAACATTTAGTATGACAATAGGATTCAACCACCTAGGAAGACATGGAAGACTAGGCAACCAGATGTTTCAGTATGCTGGACTCAGAGGTATCGCTGCTCACCGTGGATTCGATTTCATGATACCAGAGAGTGACTTCAAAGATGAGTGGAATGACCATCAATTATTTGAGGCATTCAAACTTAAGGGTCTTACAAATATAGGTGTATGTCCTGGTCCTTATGTACAGGAAGCACACTTTCATTTTGATCAGAACTTATATGATAATATGCCAGACGGTCACAATGTCTATGCATATTTGCAGAGCACAAAATATTTTGATATTATAGAGGAAGATATACGACAAGACTTTGAGTTCAAGAATGAAATCAAAGCACCGTGTGAGGATATGATCTCGACTGTTCAGGATCCAATTGCACTACATGTACGTCGTGGTGATTACATACAAAATTGTGACAACCATCCACCTTGCCCCAAAGAATATTATGACACTGCATTGTCAAAGTTTGATAACCGTCGTACAGTGGTTATTTTTTCTGATGATCCTAAATGGTGTGGTACTGAGTTCCCTGATGACAGGTTCCTTATCTCAGAAGGTGGTGACAATATTGCAGACTTGTGCATGATGAGTATGTGTTCTGATTTTATTATTGCTAATTCATCATTCTCATGGTGGGGTTCATGGTTGTGTAAAAATCCTAACAAAAAAATCATTGCTCCTAAAAAATGGTTCGGCACTGGATATACAAAAGATCATGATACTTCTGATCTATACTGTGACAATTGGGAGGTATTATGATTGAAGGGCAAGAAGTAAATAGATTTGATCTTCTCAAGTGTACGTTCATCATACCTTTGAGAATTGAAACTGCTGATCGCATGAGAAATATCATAACCACATTGATATATCTCACACGTAATTTTGCATGTAGAATTATTGTCAAAGAGGTAGATAAAGAGTCAGTATATCTACGTGAAGTAAAACCATTACTAGAGCAAGCACTTGAACCAGAAATGCTTGCAAGCATTCATCATATTTTTGAGGAGAGTGATGACTTCACATTTCATAGAACAAAAATATTGAATGACATGTTGTGGATGGTGGAAACACCAGTGGTTGCTAATTATGATAGTGATATTTTATTACCTTTGGATTCATACATCAATGCAACTAATATGATTCTAAAAGGATGGGTACATCCTGATGCAGAGGGTGGTCAACCTGTAAAGTGTGTGTATCCATATGGTCTAGGTGAGTATCAATATCAATGCCACATTGCTGATGAACATGCAACTGCCTTTATCAATAGTGGATTCAATTTTGAAGCATTCAATGGACGTTTGAGAAAGTGGGATGCCAAGTATGGATTCTGTCAGTTTTTTGATACCGAAGAGTATAAAAGATTAGGTGGTGAGAATGAAAACTTTATAGCATACGGATACGAAGATGATGAAAGACATATGAGATTCAATTTATTATCAAGTGTTGCAAGGTTGACTGATAATGTATTCCATCTTGAACATGGCAGAACAAAGAACTCATGGTTCAACAATCCACACTGTGAGGACAATAAAAAATTGTGGGAACTACTAAAGGTAAAGGGTAAGAAATCTCTGCAAAAATATTATGAGGAGGTAGATTATATCAAGAGAAGAAATGGATAGGAACAAAGCAGTATACAAATTAGCACACTTCCCTCCTGTCTTGTGGATAAATCTTGACAGATTTCCAGAGAGAAAGAAATACATGGAGGAACAGTTTGACTATTGGGAGATCAAAAATCACCATAGAATATCTGGTATTGAT